TATTACCTCTACGTTTCTGCGCATCATCAATACTAAAAAACTCAATTAAAGTATTGTTTAATAAGTATGTGTTCTCAGTTTTATTGTGCAGATCAACGTTGTATAAGTCTAATTGTTTCAATATGTCAAAGAAGTCACGCATCACTGTTATTCGCATTGATGGCATTGACTTCCTGACAACTGATATCACCAGTGGTTCTACTGATTCTAGTGCTTTAACAATCAATAGTTGGAGTATTGAGTATGTTTTTGTCGAACGAGAACCACCTATGTTGATTACAAAACGAGTATTAGCTTCCCAATTACGTTCGAAAACATTAGTTGCTTGTATCTTCAGCTCTCTTCCCATTGGCTACCTCTACGGTTATTTTTTGTATTGTGTTATCACCTAATTCTATGTTCGTGTCTATTGAACGTAGTTTAGGCATTGTGTATTCTAGTAACTTAAGATATAGTTCAAGGTATTTAGCTGGATTTTCTTCCAACACATCACCTAGTGCGCGTTGAAAGTCTTCAACACCACCATTAGTGATAGCAGCTATTGCTTCACGTAATTTTTTAGTGTCTTTACCTTCAGCGCCTTTAGGTCTACCTGTTGCTGTTTCTGGTGTGAATGGCATATTACGTTGATTTACGTTGTCTACGTATTATAACACATCAGCGTTATCTTCATTCTCCTCATCACCCATTGGAGCTACGTTAAATTCATCTTTAGGATATTGTACGTTTGTTCTGTCCAATAAATGAGCAATCAAATGTACGCGTGGGTGTGAACCAACAAAACTAAAATTAACCGCAGCTAATATTGCTACAATATCTTCTGCCGTTGTAATCTTACTAAAATCAACATAATAGAATCCTTTAGGATCAATTGGTTGTTCATCAGGTGCACCTAACATTGCTTGTTCATAATCTGCTTGTGTTTTCTCTTTCATGTGTTATTTATTTAATTGTAATTGTCTAATTATTTCTTGTAGTTGTAATACTTTCATTTCTAATTGTGATACTTTGCTACGTGCTATATCACGTTGTGTCTGATATATTGCTGCCCATTCTTTAAAGTACTCAATATTATTCTCCAGTCCACCCACATACTCACGTACTAATTCCTGTTCATTATCTGCTTGCGTTATTTCTTGCATATGTTGATTTTGAATTGTGTTTGTTATGTGATTTGATTGCTTTACCGCCTTTGCGTTTGCCAAATGATACTTTGTTGTTGCTACCTGCTGATTTTGCTTTTGCCATATTATATATTTTCTATTTCTGCTATTAATCTTGCTTCCTCAGCGGCACGTTGTAATTTACCACCTTTTAATCTTTCTTTTGGTTGTCTTTTAGCTCCACCAGTATAGTTTTTACCACGGTTTTTGAATTTAACATGATCTTCTGGATGCATGTGTGCTTCACCCGCTTTTACCTTATCCTGGATTTGTTTGATAATATTTTCATCAAATACCCATTCTCTATACTCACCTATCTTATTCTCTTGTTTCCATTTATCAACTGCAATTGGATCATAGTTTGATCTGTATGTGTATGATCTAATGCGTTTCATATCTTCAATCACTTCCTTTTCTATTCTACCTGTATCACTGTACCACGTAACGGTTTTTTCTTCACCTTTGGCGTTAACTGTTGTCCTCTTGTATTTGGTTGGTTGTTTGCTCATAACTAGCTAATGTTGCTTCTACTTTATCTTTTAATGCATGTATCATGTCATTCCAGTATTTTGGTTTACAGGTACATGGTTTACCATGGTTTGGATTAATAAATTCTTTGTACCAATTATAAATTGTGTCTACTTTGTCTGCTGGTAATGTATCTCTTATTTCTAATAATAATGATTTTACCATGTGTGCTTGTTCCTGTGTCATGTTATTTAAAATTAATATTGTTTATTTTATCTACTATGTGTTTTGCTACTGTATCAAATGGCTTAGCTATATGTGTTAAAATTACACTAAGGCCCATTATTGCTATGTTAATACTATCTATAACCAGATACACTAAAAATAATAGTGCTATTTGAATTAATTTAATTACTCTTTTCATTTTAATTTATTTTATATTGTTCATGATTACCCCAATATGCATGTAATTCAGGATTAGGATCACCGTATATTGAGTTGTGTGATGTGAAATGATAACCGTGATTTACATGTACTGCTGGATTTACTGAGTGCCATTGTTTTCTTGTTATTGTTTGACTCTCAATCAGTCCCGCGTTCCTAACCAAAGCATTGGGAAGTATGTTTTCACAATGTTTGATTGCTGAATCAAAACGCATTGTCATTTGGTGGAATGGTTCATCATTTTGTTTACGTTGCTGCCAACCATCTTTATTTACACCCATATAATGCATGTTAGTGTAAATTTCACCTTCATCAAATTCAGGATAATCAAAATACCCTTCTGGATATAGTACATCATGCTCTAAAAATGACACATAATCATATTGTTTAATTTCACGCGCCGTATACAAACATTGCATGATTTGTAGTAATTGATTTAGATGTGATTGTGATTGATACCAACTGATTATTTCCTGAAATGGATTACCATCAAATGGATGCCACATACAAGTAATAATATCTGCTTTACCTTTCCACATCACGTTAAATAATTCTGTAATACCAGGTTTTTCATATTCAACATTGAAACCTCGTATTAGATCTTTACAAATGTTATTAGCTAACATTGTATCCTTCATTAGTTCTATCTTGTCTGCCTCATGTTGTAACAAACATATTTCACCGCCTGATAATTCTTTATACTTAGTAGTGTTCCTGGTAGTAGCTTCTATAACTTTATATTTCTCTAGCTTTTCAGGTTCTAATATTAAAGTATGAAAGTAACCGCCAATTGCAAAATTAATATTTGGAGGTTGAGGTTGCCTCAGTAGCAAAGGATTAGTTAATAATGTTTCTATATTAGAGTTGCTTAAATATTGTTTACCAAACTCGCCATAATAGTCTTCATCATTTCTTAACCTTGCTAATATCTTTTCTTTATTAGTCATATTATAAAGAAGTTAATATTTTTTCTGCTTCAGATGATAGTGCATATTTATTTTTAATTGTATCAAGAGAACCTCCGTTTGTTACAAATGCTTTTGCTTTTTCAAATGCTGCATCTTTTACATCTAATTTAGCTTTAGGCATTGTGTCAGGTTCCGCCTTACCATGATCTGGATCTTGAGTGTCATCAATTAAGAATAGATTGCCTAAGGCATACTTCTTACCATAACTTGATGCTGATCCAAACTTCTGAGGCATCTGCATACCTTTTTGATCTAAGTCTATACCAACAATTGCTGTTGCATTGATTGAAGATAAGTTGTCTGAAATGGTTGCTGTAGATTCCAGCATAGGGAATTGCAAGAAGTTACTTTCCAATAGTCTTTCGTTAATTGTTACTGATACATTATACTTTGTTAAGTATGGTTTAACAGCCTCTAACAGATCCTCCGCAGATCTAAAATTATATTTCCCAAAACTATTAAACCTACTTTTTTTAGCTTTCATTTCTACTTGAATTAATGAAAGTTTTTCATTTAATGTTAATTCTTTTTCTTCTGTTTTTGCCATATATTTGATTTAATTGGTTTAGTTTATATATTATAATAATTACGTGTTTTGTCCCATATTTAGTATATATTTGGGACTAATTTTAATTTAACTTATAGGTAATCAATGACTTGTGAGGAATCTACATTGTCAATTAATTTTTGAATTGCTTGCTTTTTTATCTCTGTAATCTCATCTTCTATATCTTTAAAGGTTGTAACATTCTCTAATGGAACAGGTTTTGATCTTGATATTCTTTGTGACAATGCTTCTTTGCCATACTTTAATAAATATTCATTAGCATCTTTACAGTCTTCAAACGATGCCAAATAACAAACCTCTGCTCCTAATCTTCTAACTAATTCTGTTTGTAGTGCTTGTCCCGCTGTGTCTGAATCAACTGCAATAATAATCTTTGCCTTGTCATCAAAGTAATCAATACAGTTATCTAGATATTCTAAATTGTTTGATCCCAATGTTGCCCCGTTTGGTACTGATATTGCATTTGTAATACCTGCTTCATGTAACGCAAGGACATCCATTTCGCCTTCAACAATAATACAATATTCAAAACCTACAATACTATTTATATTATAAAATATCTTTTCCGCTCCCTTATATAACTTGAAGTTTTTGCGCGCATCACGATATTTGATATTTATTAATTGATCGCCAATGAAGTAATTAAAATGTATAGCATTTTCGGTTTTGCCAGTTTGAGGCATAAATTCTTGCCCGTCAGTTACTTGTAATTCATATAAAGTTTCTTTGGAAATACCACGTGTTTCAAACCATTTTACAATAGGTTCACTTATTTGCATTTCTTCAACAACTTCTTTTTGCGGTGGCTTTGCATATACTTTTTCACTTTTGCCTTTTCTTTTATAAGTATGTAATTGAAATGTTTTGTTACAATTGTGACAGGTACCAATACCTCGTTCCCAATCGTAAGAAGCACATTTTGCTTTTTCATTCTTTGGCTTTCTATCTGATGAACATATAGGGCATATACCCTGTGTCTTACCTTCTTCCAATTTATATTGGTTAAAGTTATCAATTTGAAAACCATTAATTTCAGTTGTCTCTATTAGCATAGGAATTTGTTAAGGATTATTTGTTACATATATATTATCAATAAGTCATCGTGTTTTGATTGTAAGAACGTTCATTGACAATGAACACTTATTGCTTTTTATAGTTAGAAAAACCCCAATTAATGGGGTCTAACTAACTACTAAAGGTGTTGTTAGGCAAAGGTTCAAAAACCTTCACAGCACATAAAAGCGGATTCTTATTTGTAACCTCTCGAGTGGTGTCCGCTAACGCCCTTTATTTTAAAATGGCAAATCATCTTCGACTACAGGAGCCGGTGCTCGTTGTGGGGTTGGAGCAGATTGACCATCAGTTCTTGGAGCAGCTTCTACATTTTGACCGTTAGTCCATACAACTTTTACATTGCCAAGATATACTTTTGCTGCTTTTGATTCTCTTTCTTCTTTTGATTGTTCAACCATTATTGGTCCTTGATTACCAAACTGATCTACTTCATCGTTGATTGTTATAGTTATGGGCAGGTACTTTCCTTTCTTGCCATCTATAATCTTGTGTTTAGGAATTTCATTTAAATTGATACTTGCTTTAATAATTGAAGCCATTTGTTTAAAGTTTTAATTGTTTATTATTAGTTAAGTGTTTTTGTTACAAGAAACTGTTTGGGATCAAATCCCTCGGTTTCATAAAATAATTGATAAGCATCTACTGCTTTTCTGACTTTGTCTTCACCATTCAATAGAAATTTATCTGAGCAATCAAATATACCTATTTGGTTTGTACCTTTGTCTATTGCTATAAATATTAAGTCATAACCAAATAATAATTTATATATATAAGCTTGACTGTCATAATTATATTTTTTTGCTGAATAAGGGAATGCTGATATATCAGACGTTGTTTTTAAATCTATAACCAATTTATGATCATGGTTAATTATATCCGCTTTACCCTTCCACATTACGCCAAATATTTCAGCAATACCTGGTTTTTCGTATTCTATATTCAAACCTCTTATAAGGTCTCTGCAAATATCATTTTCTAATACTGCATCTCGCATACGTTCTATCTTATCAACCTCATGTTGCAGTAAGCATATTTCGCCATCAGATAGTTCTTTATACTTATTAGTATTTCTAGTTGTTGCTTCTATGACTTTATATTTCTCTAACTTATCAGGTTCTAATATTAAAGTATGAAAGTAACCACCAATGGCA